AACCACCACCATTATTTCTTTGAAACTGAGCTTCATATGTGAATGGTGGAGTTCCACCACTAAATTGTGCTGCTGATGCATAGATTGTTCTACCCTCTACCAATCCTTGAGGTGCATATATTGTACCTTGAGATACTTGTGCAATATCTGGTTGAGCAACAACTGGATCATTATTTTCATCCATTCTCACATATCTTGCAACCGGAACTACTTCACCATTTGCTCCATGACGAACATATGGTTGAACAGTTCTAGCAGTTAAACCAACTCCTGGTTCACGAGCAATATAATCCCCATTGTAATTACGATATTCAATAGCAGTCCAACCAGATCCTTCAAGAGGAGACATGGCTGTTGTAAAACCAGGTTGAGGATCTGATACATCGCCGTTCGCATCATGTTTTACATAATACTCAACATTTTCACCAATGTAGAATACAACCTTCTGGTCTACATTGCTGGTTCCCCTAGTATAGTGGAGTTGCCCGTCACCTTGATAATATAAAAGACCTTGATTTGAGGTTGGTTCTGATCCTGGAAGAACATACGTTGCTCCACCAGGTGGAGTTCCATTCCAATATGCAGGATTAGCAAGGAAAGCATACTCTGTAAATTGTGATGCCAAGGCAGCAGAATCACCATTTGCTGCCCAAGGAGTATTCACAAAACCTCTTTCTTCCTCTGATTCTCCCCACTGTTCGTTGGAAGAAGGAATTTCAGTATGACCTCTAAGTGCATATACATTCGTTCCAACAGTAGCTTTAATCGGTGCTGGAAATGGAATTAGACCTAGTGTTGTGATAGGATCAGCCATCAGATTTCTCCTCCTGTTGGTGTTTCTGATGCTTCAGGTGTTGGGGGATCAAGAGGAGCTCCACCACCAGATGGAGGTAAAGCACCACCAACCGCTGAATCTCCACCTGCCATAGGATCAAGTGCTTGCATCGCTGGATCTGGAATTGCTCCAGACTCAATCTCCTTTTCAATGAGTTGATCCTGTTCAATGATTTCTTCATCAGTTTGACGAAGAACATGTCTCCTTACATAATCATTGGAGTAATACTTACCAACATATTGTTGGGTTTGTTCTGCCAGAGTCAGTCTTTCTCTCAAAAGTTCTGCATCTTTCAGTTCTGCAAAGTGATTATCATAGAGGAAATCATACTGAATATGATCATTCATGTACTCCCAATCATCAGGAGTGATAATGTTTTTCAGAATCAACTGAGTCTTCAACATATCACTGAACATTTCAGAGAATCTCTTTCTCATTCTCCCAACAAACTTGGAGAACTTGACTTCATCTCTGAGAATTTCAGAAGAACGACCCATCGAGAAACCACTATCTCCCTGAAGTCTTGTCTCAGGAACATTCAATGACCTGTACAATTTCTTCTGGAAGTAGTTGATATCAGAGATTTCTCCGAGGTTCTGACCACCAGGTAGTGTAGTAATCTCAGTACCACGACCACCTTCACGACGAGGAAGCCAAAAGTCTTCCATCATCGACATAAACTTCTTATCATCACGAACTTCACCAGTGTTGGCATCGTAGACAAGTTTATTTCTATAACGTTGCATCACATCACGAAGATATGCTTCTGCTTTCTGTTTAGGCAGATTACCAACATCAATGTAGAAGATTCTTCTTTCTGGTGCCCTTGAAAGACGATAGATTACCAAACTATCCTCAATCATCATCAACTGATTGAGTGGTTTGATTGCTTTATGAAGCCATGAAGGGGTTGATCCCTTGTTTCTATCTACCAATCCAGAGGTACAATATGTAACTGAATCTTTAGTTAGTTTGATTCCCTTAGATGGAGCAGAACCATATTGGTTACCTCCACCAGGAGTATAGATGAAATACTCTTCTAGTTCTGGGAAATTATATGATGCTGGATTATCTTGGTCAGATCTAGCCAGTCCATCATTTCTGGTTTTCTTGACCTGACGAACATACTTCATCTTCGCAGAATCAATATATCTCAGTTCTTGAATACCATCTTGAGGGTTCTTTTGGTCAATTACTTTGTTGTAATAGAGTCTTCCATCGATATACCAGTTACGGAAGATCTCATGGGCCTTCTTATCGAAGTCCAAAAGTTCTAGGATATACTTAAACTCTTCTCTTACTTTCTTTTTGATACCATCACTGGCATTCAAGTTTGATAGTTCGATTGATACGGGACTATCATTTGTGTCGGCAACAATTGCTTCGTTTACAATATCTTCAATTGCACTGTCACATTCTGGGTACAGAGCCATAGATCTGTATCGTCTGATGAGTTCGTTTTCGTTACGATAAACTCCCTCAATATCTACATACGAACCAAAAAACCCGCTACTGATGTAGCTCTCGTTCCCATCGTTTTTATTCGGTGGGACCGGAGATATTACACCAGGCGGGTTTTTCTCGTTATCTTCAATTGAGAATCCAAATAATCTCGCCATTTTATAGAGTAACTAGTAACTTCCGTTCTAGTTATTTATCAGGTTAGAAGTTACTGAATCTGCGGTTCAATAGTTGCAGCTGATGATGTGTCATCATCAGAAGTCGCGACCTCCTCAGACGTACCAATACTGAAGTACTGAACTTGGAATTCGACTGTAAATTCTTCTACAGTGTTGGTACTATCGTAACTAAGTTCGATAGCCGATACGTTAGAAGGCCAGATATCATAGAACTGATAAGTTCTAAGAACGGATGAATTTCCACCAGTATTAGTTTTGGAGAACTTTTCGAATCCACGACCAAGTTGCTTAACATAAGCGTTAGTCATATAAGAACCGGGGCTAGTAACACCAGTTGCATCATTCAGTTTCGAAATTTTGTTCATCCAACCTTCGAATGATGTTCTCAAACCGAAGTCCTCATCATTGATGATGGTAACGGTCCAAGGATCAAAGGTTCTTTCTCCAGCAACTTTCAGTTCTCTACCTCTGAAAGCAACAGGTACTGATGCTACAGTGGAGGCTGGAAGTTGAGCCGCTTTACACAAGAAGCTAAATTTAGTTTGTGATTCGTTATCCCCCTCAGTCCAGTATTCCTTAGCGGCGGAAGGAAAGTTTGGAAGAGTTACCTCAAACAGGTTAGGACGGGCGCCACCGCCCGCTAACCTAGATTTGAAATCAGAAAGTGTTTTTGTAATTGCCATTGTTAGTGTTCCTCTTTAATGTGTTAGTATCGATCAAACAGTACCAACAATCTCTTCAAACGCAACACCAGTTCTGGTGGCTACGAATGTGAGAGTAATGTAGTTGATTGACTTAGTGGGCTTCAGGTAGATATCAGCTCTGAATTCATTGTTATCAATGATGTCAGGTGTGTTATTTGTATCATCACAAACAACCAAGAATCCGTAAATACCTCTCTTAGCCTCAACATCTCTCAAATAAGGTTCAACGATATTGACGAAATTAGATCTCGTGATCGAATCATTGAGTTGGAAGAGTTGTGCGTTAGCTGCTTCTTCAAGAGCTTGTTCAACTGTGAGGAACAATCTTCTAACGTTGATTCTGTCAAACGCTGAAGCGTATGCCAGAGCTGTCTTATCACCAAACAAGATGATACCAGATCCTCTCTGATTCACAATAGAGTTAATTCTAGATCCATAAAGAACATCTCTTTGTGTTTTGGATGGATTGTAAGCCAACTTGATAGCGTTATTCAGAACACCTCTCGTCAATCCAGCTGGTGAGAACCAAGGATAAGATTCGATAGAAGTTCTAACCATCAAACCAGCAACATCTGGGTTACATGGAAGATAACGGAACTCGTTATTGAACCTATCGTAGGTGTACTTATAACCAGAATCAAACACAGCGTAAGAAGAAGAACTCAACGCCGAGTAGAATCTCAACACGTTATCAGTTTGAGTGTTAGGGTTGTTAACATTAACAATGTTAGCTCTGTGTGGAGAAACAACAGCCATACAATCTTTTCTTCCCTCAGCCAGAGAGATGACCAAGTTTGCCTTAGCCTGTGATTCTGTTTCAACCAAGAGTGATGGACCCATCATGATGTAATCAACTGCAACTTCTTCTTTGTTGCCAAAGAGAATGTAAGAAGTATTCAGATCACCAAGTGTAGCGGCCATACCACCACCAGCTTGATAATCAACACCACCACCTAGGGTGTATGCCTTATTACCAATAGAGGAGAATTCAACACCCTGTGCTTCCTGTCCCCAGAGACCTGCACCAACCGTGTTTGCCGTGTATCCTGTTGAGAATCCGTTAGCCTTAGGTGAAGTACCGTGGAATGCATCCACTGCCTGTGAGGTGTTGTATCCAGAGTAGATATACTTGGAGTTCAGTGCAACATAATCCTTGAAGTAAGTTCTAGTAGGATTGTCCCCATCAGCTGTTGCGTCTTTTGCTTTAGAAAGACTTAGGAATTTCTCAAGGATAGTTCCTTGTGATCCTGTAATAGTACCCTTGTCATCAACAACTACAACGTGAATTGCGTCATTACGACCACTTCTACTAGCAGAGTAGTTGTTATCAACAGGCTTAGGTGCCAGTGACTTCCAATAAACAACAGAGTTGGACAAACCAAGTGTTTGTTGCTCATACCAGTCAACCGAAGAAGACGCAGCTGTTACAGCTCCGTTACCAGTCGAAATACCAGTGTTATCAACGAAGGTAAGACCATCAGCTGATTCGAAAGAACGAGCTGCGTTAGACTGTTGGTAGTTCAGTTTGGTTTCTGTACCAGCTGAAGAAACCTGAGATACAATCTTAACATCGATTGTAGAGTTTCCATTAACTGTGTCAGTCGAAACACCAGTAATGATACCTTTCAGGTAACCATTGAATGTAGTGGTTGTTCCTGCTCCAGGAATAACTACATCAGAAAGAGGACTTGTAACACCATATCCAATGATAGCACCAGATGCACTTGGATTGATAGTACTGATTCCAATTCTTTGGTCAGCTGCGTTATCGATCGTACATACTTTAAGATCGTCTGCCCATGAACCGGGGTTCTTAGAAGAGTATACGAAAGAATTATCGTTCAGATGATTCTCTTCGAAGTCATCGTAGTTGTTAATACTTAGTGTGGTGTTAGCCATTCCAACAGCAGCGTTGGAGTTATTCAACGAACCACCACCGGTTCTTACTACTTTCAGAATACCACCATAGCTCAGGAAAGAGCTTGCAGACATCCAGTACTCATACTGTCTGTCAGTAGACATTGGCTTACCATATGTATTGATAAGCTGTTGCTCTGTCTCGATTGTGATCGGCTCATCGACAGGACCGATAGCAAAAGGTCCAGCGATTGCTCCGATGTTATCGAGAACGTTCTCTGACCTTCCTACTGTTTGATCAACTTCCCTGATTAATACACCAGGAGATAATTGAGGAGTAGCCATTTGTTTCTCCTTAGTTCTCATTTATACCTGAAAATATTTAGGTAAAACAGATATTTAAGTGGGAAAACATTGGGTAAGCAGGACTACCAGTCAGGATATAACCAATCTGTAGATGTATTTCTCTTTATTCTATTTTTTATAATTCTTTTCACACTACAAGACTTACACTCATAAGAATATGAAGATGGATTTATTCCCTTTCCTTTCTTGTAGAATCCGTCAATTAAATTCTTAGTTAGACCACAAGTTCTACACGTCCTATCTGTAAGGAATAGTGGACCCAGTGATAGTTGATCATCAATATTCATTACCAAGAATTCCACATATAATCCATACCACCACTAGTGGTTCCATACTCATCATTTCCAGCAACAGACCATCTGTCACCTTCACTATCTACAAAGCTAGAAGAATCCAACCCATCATCGATAAAACCAAATGGAGCCATGTCTTGTTCGATTTGGTTCCTTTGTTCGTCATACAACCTCTTACGAATGTCCTGATCTGTGAGTTCTTTGAAGTAGTCCTGAGCAACTAACCAAGCATAGATGACAAGACACATAGCCAAGTCATCATTACATCCTTCTTCTGCCTCAAATGAATTTGATTTGGAGATGAAGGTTGTTAGTTCTGATATTATATCATAGTCACAGAAGATGAGTTTATCTTCCTCAATCATTGCCTTGAGGTTCAGTGATCCAACCTTCTTCACAGTCTTGGACATCTTAACACCCAATTGTGTTTTCTGTCCAGAGAAACCTTGTCCTACAATCTGACCTGCTCTACCTCTCATAGAACACATCAGTAAGTTCTGATACTCTAGGTCATACTGGAGGATAGAGGCAACCTGGTCACCAACATCATTCACCTCACAGAGAATGAAAGCCTGGTTGTAACTCCTGGCCACCTCATAGATGACACTTGGGAACAACATTGGTTTGATGGTATTATCTCTATACTTAGCCACAACCCTATGAGGGAACGTAGTTATGTCAACAACAACAAAAGCACTGTAGTCGTTACCAACCCCACGTGCAACGTCAACGGTAATAGCATAGTCATGTTTGTCTTGTGGTTTTTCATAAACATCCATCCCTGCGTTAGTTTGAATGGCCTTATCAAATACTAAAGCCTTAAGTTTACTAGGTGCAATGAGAGTGTCAACTGAACCAAGGAACTCACACTCAAACTCAATCTTGAATTGTTGTTCTGATGTGTTGGCAATAGTTTGTTCTTTCCAGACAGCATCCCTACCAGGAACTTCTGACCAATGAACATCAGTTGGAATATATTGATTTCTCTGTTTCTCTGCGTCAATCCACAATCTGTAAAAGTGGTTCATCCCGTGAGGGGTAGAAACAATAATTACTTTCGTTGATTTACCTGAAGTGATAGTAGGATATACAGAGGCAAAGAATGCGTCAGCAACGTGATTAGGAACAAAGGCGAACTCGTCCAGAAAAAGAATGTTAAAAGACATTCCTCGGACAGCTGAAGCGGAAGTTGATGCAGCGAGTATTTTTGATCCGTTTTCCAGTTCGATGTTTCCTTTATTCCAGACCAGAATGCCTTGTTGCATCCACTTAGGTAAGTTCTCATATGCAGTAGCTAACCTCGCTAATAGTTCCCTAGCAGTTGTGGCTTTGTTTGCCAGAATACCGA